TCTAGTGTGTTTGTTGTAAGAGGAATAACAGCAGTACCACTAACGGTAAAGTCACCACTTGGTCCTATCTCAAGTACACGTGCGCCATTAGCCGCTGTGCCATCATGGACATGACCAGTCGATGCATTGAAAGCTGTTTCAATAGCGTTATATTCATTGTTAAAATCACTGGCGTTAATAACACCATCATCAACAATATTACTTGCAGATTGTCTAGTATATCCTGCCATGTTTTTTACCTTCTTCCGTTTACCGCAAACTCAAGTACAATTGAATCTAATGAGAATGGTGGGTTAGTATTATTTGATGTGACCTGAATAGCTGCGCTATAGCCAGAACCAATAAGTTGTGTTTCTAATATGGTATCAATATCACCAGAACCAAATGTAGCAGTTCCAAATACAGCAGTAGGGGAACCATACTGAAACACATTACTAGTATCATTCGCTAAGTTAATAGCCTCCGGTTGAATAATACCAGCATTGTTTCTTTCAAAGTCTAGTGCTAGTCTTAATGATACATCCACTGAACCACTAGGGTCTGTGTACAAGAATGCTTTGTAGAAAGTCTTACGCAATCTTGGGTCTTGAAAAGATAGGAACGGACTAAAGAAGTCAGCTACAATATTCTCACCGTCAAAACTATTACCCTGTTCTAGTTCGTAGACATAACCATTGTCATTAGCAAAGAAGATAAGTTCATCATCTCCGCTGTATTCACTGTAAGAAACACGGGCATTAATACCACGAGTTTCTGCCCAAGCAACCTTACCTTCACCTAACTGTGTTCCTAATATACCTAAAGCAGATTCATCTGGAACACCACCCGCATAACCTAGTAGTCTGTACTGACTTTTCTTACGAATAACTAGTGCAGAAAAAGAAGTTACACTAGATACAAACTTTGTTACTTCAGACTGAATAGGCTTAGATAATACAGATAAGTTAAAGTCACCAATTCTATCTGTAGCACCTAGTGTGCGGATACCGTCAGGTCCAAGGAATACTACGTCACCTGCTACTTCTTTTGCTGTGTCTGGCTGAATAGCCCCTAAGTCTTCTGACACAGTTTGCAGTTGAAAGTCTGCTACACTGTTACCTGCAATACGTCTGATACTAGCTTCACTAAATACAATTAGCTGTTCACGAAAAACAATTAAGTCTGTAACAGTATCGCCAATATTTATTACACCACCGCCATTAGCAATACTAAAGTCTGTATCTAAATATGGTGCTGAGAAAAATACACTCTCTTCATTTGCTACAAAGATATGGTTTTTAAATACTGTAACAAAGTCTGCACCACTAAAGTCTGCACCTAGTGCGCTAAGTAATGTAAGTGTTCCGGCATTATCATCTAATACAAAAGGCTTGCTGGAACCATCAACTATGAATAGTTTTTCATTACCATCAAAGTTATACTTAGCAAATCTTACAACACCACTACCACCTAATGTAACACCAGCACTAGAAAAGGTAGCATTGTCTGTTACCTGTGTCCAACCACTACCAGCTGACCTGTATAAGTGTGTACCTCTAGCTGCATAGACACGTCCATTATAGTATGTAAGTCCACGGATAATAGTAGAACCAGTGATTGCATTGGTATCATACTTAGTATATCCAGCAATACGTTTGTACCCACCTTCAACAGAAGGCTCAAAGTTCTTTAAACTAGTAGCACTTCCGGGCAAACTCATGCCTTGTTGTAACGGACTAATGTTGGTAACTAGACCATTATTAAATTCTATAGGATATGTATTCCAAGAATCTGGCATATTTATTTCCTAGTACCTAGTTTTACATATTTAGTTTGGTTTGTCAAGTGGTATTTGCTTGATATTAAACTAAAAGATTTCTATTGTTGCGTGTAATCATGGTTGACCGCACATAATCGTAGCGATTAATTAGAGTAGAACGCATACTCTTAATACCATCCTCAAACTTTTCTTTGGCTATAAGTGCATCCTGAGAGTTACCACGGAATAGATATGCATAGTGCATAGCACCATCAGCAATAACATGGGCAAACCGTTCAGGTACAGAGGATACATCTGTTGCATTCTCTAAATCTACTGGTATACGGTAGTACTCATATACGATTGTATAGGCTTGATTAGGTGGGGGAACCATACCAAACTCTTCATTAGGTGACTGAAACACATAAACAGGAACAGAAGAAGAACCGTTGTCTTCGTCATACTCATACTGTATATAGTTGTCTAGGTAATCTTCGTATGAGATTAACTCTAGCTTTCGTGTTGCTACACCTAGTGTGCTGTCCTCTTTGAGACGGAAGGTATTGAAGTTTAAAATCTTTGCATCATGTGGAAAAGAATAACGAAGAAGGTTAGGTGTTAGTACATCTTCTTCTTCTACATGATTGAAAGGCCAGTTATATTCTATCTGGTTAATGTCTCTGATTGCAGCATTCACTGCATCTTTAGCTTGTGAGTAAAAACCTGCGGCACCAGCAAAGTTAGCCTCTGTGAGTTCTACTTCGTTTAACCGCCTATTTACCTTGTTGACAAGGCCAAGAAAATTATAAGCCATTACTTATCTCTCACTTTAATTTTAACTGTGCGTTCAGCAGTATTGCCTGTGTTGTCAGTAATTTGACAGAACAACTGATATTGTACATTGTTAGTACCATTTGCTAAATATATAGTAGCTGTCTTATTATCACTGCTAATTGTCTGTGCTGTACTGCTTAGTGTGTTTACAGTACCCGTTGCAGTCAATAGTGTTTTAGCATTAGATGCATCGTTGACATACCATGTGACACTACTAATAGTGGCACTTGCTAGAAAACGTGACCAATCAATGCTATAATCTAGCACTTCATCTGGGTCTTTGTTAGGCCAACGAAAAGACATTCTTTACTCCTATGCCGCGACTTTAGCAGTTCTATCGTAATGTGTAGTACTACGCTCGACTAGTACTGTGCGAGATTCTGCCATAACTTGTACTGTTCTATCGGATGCTGTTGTTCTACGCTCTATGTATGCTGTACGTGTCTTAGCGTAGTTATCTCTTTGGTTAAAGTAATTAAAGGTAACAGCAGATGCTACTACTGTACCAATACCTGTTGCTGTAGTGACACCTGATAACACCGCTACTGGTACAGAGNNGATGAACTTGTCGATGCAGAACCTGCTGCAGAACCGTCTGTTATCTTTACAGTAACAGGTGAAGATGCGGCACTAGCAGAACCTGATGCAGAAGAACTTACAGGATTAACTTTGCCCGGACTTGTTACAGCAGACGCTGTGCCTACTACAGATGCAACACCTGCCTGAACAAATAAAGCTGAACCAGATACAGATGCTTCTGCTGATACTGATGCAGATAACTCTTGTACAAGCGTACCGGGATAGGATACACTTGCTGAACCACTGACAAGTATCTCACCGGGAAATAAGCCTACGCCATTTGCAGTGGATGAACCTACAGCATTAATAGAACTATTAGCTAGTAGACGTGCGGTAGCA